GGGTTTCCCAGATAGCCCACGCTGACCGTCACGGCGGCGTTGGAGGCGCTCGCGGCGAGCGTTTGGCCGGCGATGAGGGTCTGGCCGGATAGCGGCAGCACGACCGTCTCTCCGGCCCCGATGGTGCTGGCCAGCGCGCTGATCAACTGGTTGCTCTCCGCCGGCGAGCCATTGTTGGGCACGCGCCAGACCGAGACGCCAATCGAGGTGTTGCCGCCATTGAACGCCGTGGCCTTCAGGATGGCGATCTGCGACGCGCCGCCGGACTGGATGACCACGGTGGTGGCGTTGCCCAGCTGCACATCGACATTGGCGAGCGTGGCGGTCATGACGTCCTCCGAAAGCCGGACGGCGGCTTGCAGTCCCCGCCGTCGAGCGCAGCTATCCCTAAGAGCCCGATTGCGTCCAGCCCGGCCTCAGGCGAGGCGCTGGAGGCCAGGGCGATGTAGGGCAGCACCTCGAAGAGGGCGGCCGCGGCGAGGGCCTCAGCGGCCGCCGCTTGGGCCGCCTGCGCATCCGCCAGCGCTTCATTCGCCAATGCCTCCAGCGCGGCGACGTCGGCCGGCGTGAGGCTGTTATTGCTGAGCGATGAGAGCGATTGGAAGAACCGCCGCCACGGCAGCGTCAGCGTCGAGCCGCCATCCGACGAGAAGGGAACGATGGCCTGCGGAATGCTGGAATTGAGGACCTCAGCCATCGATTAGTGGCCTCACTTGTAGAAGCACACGTCGACGGTCGCCGAGCCGGTCTCCGGGATGAATTCGATGGCGCTGAGGGGCCCGCTGTAGGGCCATGGGACACCGCCGGTCGGGAGCGGGGTTCCGACGCTCGCCGTCGGCGCCGTGCCGTCGTCGCGGTAGCGCACGATATTGGTCTCGACACTGAGCGTCGCCTGCGTCGCGCCAGAGGGGATTCCGCCGCTCACCGCCGAAAGCAGCGTCGCGGTCGAGAAGGCCGCGAGCTGGCCGCAGCCAAGGGCCGTATAGGGATACGGCGCGCTGACCACCGTCCACGGCAGGTTGTCCTGCATGACGGTCGCGGCCCCCACATTGCCCACTAGAGTCACGTGCGCCGTGCCTGTGGCCACGCTCACGCCCTGCGCCTCGATGCACTTGAACCCCGCCATGTTGCCTTGGAAGAGGCCGTTCGCCGACAAGACCCCGGCCTCGACACCCGTGGTCACGGGCACCACCGTCGTCTGGTAATAATTGGTGCAGTCGATCGAGGCCTTGACCACGATCGTGCCGGTCCATGTCCCGGAAACCTGCAGCCCGAACGTGGCGTAGCCACCGGCCGGGACGCTGAGCACCACCGTCTGTGTGCCGGTTATGGTCCCCGTCGCCGACGCCGCATCCGGGGAGTTCACCAGCCACGGGCTTGCGCCCGCCGTCCCTTGGGTCACCGTGCCGATCGTGATGCTCGAGGCGCCGATCCCACCTTGATTGCCGGAGAGCACCGTCAGCGCCGCCGTCGACGATCCGGTGATCCCAGCCATGTAGGTGGCGGCGCCCGTCTGGAAGATCGCCACCTGGCCAGGCAGGATCGCATAGCTGCCCGTCGTCGCGGTGACGCTCGATCCGCCGAACGCCACATAGGCGGTGACCGAGCCCCCGTTCGTCACGATAGCGTAGGCGCCGGCCGCGCCCAGCGCGACATTTGAGGTAGTCGTGCCTGCGCTCAGCGAGGCCGTGCCGGTCTGGGCAAAGGTGGTTGAGAACACCGGCAGCGGATTGGCTGAGGAGGCCGCCAGCGGCGTTCCGGCGCCCGCCGTGCCGATGTAGCCCACCACCTGCTGAGCGGCGCTGGGGACGGCCGCCAGGGCGACGGCGAGCGCCGCCAGGCAGGACAGAGCCTTACGGACGAGCTTCATTGTAGGATGCTCCCTCGACGGTGAAGTTGACCGGATCGGACACCGAGAACTCAAACAGGCGCCCGGGCTGCTGCATGGTCCCCAAGCCGCGCCACACCGCCTTGTAGTAGTATCCGCCGGCGACGCCAAGGCTGGCCTGGATCCAAGGCGTGAAGGTGCGGCCGCCGTCGTCACTGTAGCGCATCTCCACCATGGGATCGGGCGCGGCCGGATCGCCAACGCCGCGGACGCAGGCGAGGGCCACGGTGTTGCAGCGCTCGATGCCGCCGGGCCGCCATAGGGCGCCGGACACGATCACGCGCTTCGCGATCCCGTTATCGGTGTTGTTCGACGGGTCGAGCAAGTAGACATCGCCGGTGACCGCATCGCCTAGCCAGATGCTCGAGCCGAAGCCGGCCGCGCAGCTGGCGGCGAACAGCCCCGGGTTGGCCTGGAATGGCTGCTGCGTGCCCCACTGCGCCCATTCCTTGGTCTGGGCGTCATAAGCATAGCTCTCATTCAGGGTCGGGATATTGAGCACGTAGAAGACGTGCCCCTCGATCGAGAGCGTGAAGGCGGTGCACTGCGACACACCCGCGCCGGCCTCGGCCAGGCGGTCATCGATATAGGGCGTCGAGACCTTGATCGGCACGGCCGAGGTCCGGTAGACGCTGAAGTCGTCGGCCACGAAGAAGACCGCGTTGTCCATCTTCACGACGGCGCCCTGCGCCGCGCAGCCGCGGATGTAGGTGCGCCCCTGGCTTTCGGCGAAGGGCGCGGTCAGCGACCCACTGTAGTCCCAGAACTCGACGGCGTCCGTGCAGAGGAAGAGGATTTCCTCGGCGAGAATGATCGTCTCGACGATCGGGCCCGGCGAGGTCTGAGCCGCGCCGAAGTTGGCGGCGTTGATCGAGGCTGGATTGCCGACGGCCGAGAAGAAGAACTGATTCGAGCCCGCGACCGGGAAAATCCAGATGTTGTAGAGCACGCTGACGCCGGAGAAGGCGGGCAGGCGCGAGACGCCGTCGTCGAAGAACTCGACCAGCGTCAGCGACGTGCCGTCATAGACGTAGAGCGCGCCGCCGGTCACCAGCGCGAGGTATTCCTGCGCGGCCGCCATTCGTGGCGCGGTCCCATAAGGCACGGTCTCCACCAGCGCCGAATCCTTGTAGAAGCCGCCGCCCGAGACGCTGAACAGCGCCGAATTGAAGAGGCCGGGGACTTGGAACATGCGCAGGATCGGGCCCGCGCCCAAGGTGAAATCGAGCGCGAACCCCGGGCGGGGCAGGCGCGCCTCTTTGGTCGGACCGCCCTCGGTCGACTCCACATAGGCGTTGACCAAGCGGATGGTCGGCAGCTTTGCCCGCGGCCTGCCGTAATGGCCAGTGGTCATCGGCAGGGGCGGCATGGCGCTACAGGTTCGGGCCGGTGATCGCGACCCAGAGCGTTGCGGAGATCTCGGCGAAGATGGCGCCGTGCGCCGCGGCCAGCACCACGCCGGCATTGGTGCTGTGGGTGTTGATCTTGGCGTTGCCGCCCTTCGGCGGATAGACCTTCACGCCGACCGAACCCGGCGCATAGAGCACGATGAAGTTGCCAACCCCGGCGGGAAGCGACACGCCCTCGGTCGAGGCGGTGGCGGTCACATAGACGATGGTCGAGGTGATCACCGTCGCCGCGCCCTGCGTCGCGCCAGCGGCGGCGATGCTGGTGGGCGTGAGTGCCGCGACACCTGAGATCACCGGCGCGGCGAGCGAGGAGCCATAGGGGAAGGTAGCGGGCCCGTAGGCGGGCGAGGCGCCCAGGTTGGCGTTGGGCGGCCCGACGAAGCCATCCCCGGCGACCAGCCCGTTCGCGACACCAGGGACGGCGAAGTTGGCGCCCGGAGGCGGCTGAACGGCCATCGTCTATCTCCGCTTGCCGGTGTGGGCGAGACCCGGGACATGCACCGGGCCGGTCTCGCCGTTCTTCTGGAAGGTGTCCACCACGCGCGTTGGCGTCGGCAGTTCATAGCCGGAGGCCGCCGCGTGATGCTGTTTGACCACACCCTTCGGGCCTGGCGTCGGGCCGGGCCGATTGCCGATGTTGCGCGCCATATCAGTCGACCTTGTGGTGGTAGTGGTGCACCTCGGTCTTGCCGAAGCGCTTCTTGCCGGCGTCGGCCTTGGCCTTGGAGGGACCCTTGCGGATCACCTCCTTGGCGCCATGCTTGAACGGCTTGACCTTCGGCGCGGGCCGGGGCTCGCGCTTCAGTTTCCCGTCCTTGAAGAAGGGATTCTTCGAGACCACGGCGGCTTACTTGCCGTCGTGGTGCATGTGGTGGTGGTGGTGCACGTGCACGACCTTGTGGCCGCCCTTGTGCTGCCCGCCGTGATGGGCGGCCTTGCCGGCCCTCACGTGCTCCTTGTGCGGCATCTTCTTCGCGCCGGCACGTTCATGGGCGCGAGCGGTCTTCGATTCATGGCGCATCATGGCGCTGTCTCTCTTCATCCGGGGCGACCGTGGCCGGGCGCCGCGTTTCACGCCGAAGCGTGTGCCCCGGGATGGGGCGTCAGTGGCGAAGGCCCTTGAGCGTCTTCGCCAAATTCAACTCCTTCGCCAACTTGCTGCCGGGCTTGGCTTTGCGCGCGGCGGCGGCGAGCTTCTTGGCCGGAATCTTCTTCCCCTGCGGCACGCCGAGGCGGCGGTGAAGCGCGCCCTTGTTCTTGGTCGCGTTCGCAATCCACTTATGCTCGCGATCGGCCATCGGCGGGATTTCCGGAATGTGGGGGAGAGACTCTTCGAGCCCGCGCGCATGGTGCGCGTTTTCGCCCGCGCGTCAAGTCACCGCCAGAACTTGCCCGATCCCTTCCGTCCCCACGGCCGCACGTACACCGACGTCGGGCGATCGAAGTTCAACGCCTTGGAGTAGAAGGCGGCCGCCCGGCGCTGGATGCGGTCGGCTGTGGCAGGATCGCTGGCGGCCATGCCGCTGTCGTCCATCAGGCGGTCGGCGAGCGTATAGATCGCGTCCTCGGTCCACTCGCTTGGGAAGTCCAGCGGGTCGGTGACGAAGTTCACGTCGTTCGTGGTTCGGGCCACGGTGCAATTCATCGTGCCACCGTTCGTCGGCAGCGGCCAAAAGTAGAAGTTCGACGCGTTGACCTGTTTGTCGAAGCATACGACCGAGGGGCCGGAAGACGCCTTCGCCAGCTTGTTCGGCAGGTTCATGTAGTCGATGTAGGAATACACGGCCAGCGGGCGCTCATAAAGGTTCGGAGCGGGCTGCACGACCCATCGGCCCTCCTCGAAGCCCATGATCAGCGGCGTGATCTGGAACGGGTTGCCGGCGTAGCCTATGCCCGTAGGCACGGCCAGCGACAGCTGGGTCTGGCGATAGAGATTGATCCCGTCGAGCTGCCAGCCCTTGAGCATCGCGTTGAGCGCGATCAGGCCCTGGTTGAGCTGATCGTCGGTCGGCACCCACGGAGCGTTGAGGTTCCCGAGGATGCGATAAGCCCTGGTGATCAGCGCGCCCGCATTCAGCGACCAGGTGGTGCTCATGTGATGGCCCTCCGGCCGACGAAGAGCCGCACCTGAGTTTGACGCCTGACCGGCGCGGGTTCAAGGACGGCGTAGGCGACGATCTTTGGAACGAGCGCCACACCGTCACCGTTGTTCAGCACGGCATAGGCGGTGATCTTGGGAACGAGCGCCACACCGTCGACGCCCATGACCGCATAGGCGGTGATCTTCCCGACCTTCTCGAGGTTCGACGGCACGGACGGGCGCGCCAGCTGGCCGAACAGCCAGTCCGGCTCATCCCACGACCAGAACGGCGTCGGCCGCGGGCGGAAGGCGGGCGCGGCCGGCGTGGGCGGCGTCACCGGCGCTAGGATCACCACCATGCCGGTGCCGGCCGTGCCGCTGGCGGTGGGCGCGCCAATGCCGGAGACGTAATCCGGGTCGGTCGTGCCGCCTGGCGTCGTGGCCGTCCCGGCTTGGATCGTGGCGCTGGTAACCAGCGGGCCAGACGCATAGCTCGAGCCGCCCGCCGCGGACCAGTTGTCGCCGCTGCCGTCCGGCGATGCGCCGCCACCGTAATAGCCGCCGCCGGCGCCCGCGGCCCAGCTGTCGTAGGCCGGGAACCCCGCCATGAGCAACGAGCCGGCGGTCAGATAGGAAGGCGATGTGCCGGTGGGGTAGCCGCCGGCGGAGGCCGTGCCGCCAGTGATGATCGTGGTCGATCCATTCAATGCCGGGCCGCCGGCGGCCGCCGAACCGCCGTAGCCCGGGATGATCCCTCCGGAGCCACCGGAGCCGCCGGCCGCCCCCGCGGCGGCCTGCAAGACGTCATTGACGAAGATGCGGCTCGAGCCGCCGCCGGACCCGCCCTCGCCGAGGCCAGACCCGCCGTCCGGCCACGCGCCGGGCTCGTTCGTCGACGACCCGCTGGGCGCTATGCCGCCGCCGCCGACCTGGATGCGCACGATGTCGCCGGCGGTGAGCGAGAGCAGAACGTCGACGAACGCACCGGCCGCCCCTTCCGCACCGGACGCATTCGCCCCGCCAGCGGCGCCCCAAAGCTTGAACTCCTGCGTGGCCGTCGCGCCCACCACATAGACGGCGTCGGCGCCCGAGGCGCTTATCGTGGTCAGGACCACCGGCAGGGTCGTGTAGCTCGGTGAGGTGTCGAAGACGATGGCGGCCGCCCCGTTGCCGCCCGTGGGGCCCGTACCGCCGCCCGATCCGACGCCCACGCCCACGCCGCCGCCGGGATAGGCCGGATCGGTGTATCCGCCCGGCTCGTTGGTCGCGGTGCTTCCTTGCGCCCACACCTTGTCGTAGATGGTCAGCGGCTCAAGATAGCCGGATCCGCCGGAGCCCCCCCAGTCATTGCTGGGCGCGTTCACGCCGCCGCCGCAGCCACCGAAATAGCCGTCGCCGCCGCCGCCAGCCCAGGTGCCACTACCGCCATTGCCGCCCTGGTAGGCCGACCCCGCTGTGACATAGCTGGATGACTGGCCCGGCGGCCAACCGCCGCTGGTTTGGGAAGCGCCGTAGCTTTCAGCTACGGAGCCGCTGAGGCTGGGACCGCCGGTAATGCCGCCGCCCGCGCCCCCGCCGCCAGCGTCGCCAGCGCCGCCGCCGGCGCCCGCGACGGCGATCACCGTGCCGTTGCGGGTGATCTGGGTTCGGCCGCCGCCGCCGCCGCCGCGGCCGTTGCCTGAGCCACCGTTGGGATAGCCGCCTGCCGCGCCGCTGCCACTCGACGGCAGACCACCGCCGCCGACGGTCACGGCGATGGTGTCGCCGCTAGCCAGGAGCACGCTGCCGGAAACGAAACCGCCAGGGCCGCTGATCGGCGACTGGCCGTAAGGCGGCCCGCCCGCCGCGCCCCATAACTTGAACGTGAAGACGCCGTCCGCCTGCGCGGTGTAGGTGACCGGCGACCCCGAATAGGCGACGGTCGTGAGGCTGGTGGGGAGGTTGGTCATGGCGGCCCGCGGCGGGGGCGCCTAGTGCTGCTCGCCGATGAACATCGTGGCGCTGATCGTCGTGGAATTGGCCGGCGCGTCATCGAGCGACAGCACGATGGCCTGGCTGGGGGCGCACACGAAGCGCAGGTCCGGCGGCAGCAGCACCAGCTCGCCGTTCTGGATGTTCACCGCCCCGCTGTAGAGCACCCGCGCCGTGCCGCCTGTGGTGGCCTGCGTCGTGTCATTGGCGTGAGCGGTGACGGTGGCGGCCGCATCGGAGGGTAAGACCGGCTGGGCGCTGGGCGTTGAGCCGCCAGATCCGGCCGTCACCGTCGCCGGCAATAAGACAATGCGATAGGCCAGGTTATCAAACGCCGAAATGTTGTCCTGGGCGATCGACCAGCCTTGCACCTCGAACGACATGCTGGCGCCGGCGTAGACCGCCAGCACGTCCTGCTTCACCGTGGCCGCGACCTTGGCGCACTCGACGGTGTAATTGCGCGTCCTGGCCATCCGGCCCTCCTATGCGATGCTCTTGACGCCGTACAGGATGTCCTGCACGGCCGCAGTGGTCCAGGCGACATTGCCGTTGGGATTGGTCGGCCAGACGTTTACAAAGGGCTCAAATCCGCTGCCGAGCGTCATGTTGCCGCTGAAGTAGACCGTGCTATTGCCGACCGGTTCCAGGGCCAGCTGGAGGTGCTGAGGCCCCGTCGAGCCCGCGGCCGCCCGGGCGGTCACCACGACGGCCGAAGGCGTCGACACCAGCGTCGCGGCCTGCGCAAAGGTGCTCACCTCGTTGGCCGTGGGCGTGTCGATGTAGATCCCGTCGTTATAGACGATCTCGTTCACCGCCTCGTAAGCCGGCGAGACGTTGGAGCCCCAACCCTGCTGATCGCCATTGGCTGTGATCGCCAGCGTCTGCAGCCGATAGCCGAGCGTCGGCAGATCCGCGACAATGCACTCTGAATAGTATTTGTAGGCGTTTGCCTGGTAGAACGTGTGCCTTGAGATTTGCGACACCGCGGTCATCGTCGCATTGGCGGAGTCGACCAGCGTGCCCGCACAATAGGCCTCGTAGCGCGTCGAATTCAGGTGGAAGTCGAAGGCGCTCACTTGCCCATTGGTGAAGGAAAACCCGGCTCCCACCTGCACAAACGCGCTGCCGTTCCAATAAAAGCCAGTGACCTCCGTATTGCCGAGGCCCGACGCGACAAGGCGGTAGACCTCGGTTCCCGAGGCATTGTAGAACGACGCCATCGGATAGGAGGCGTTCGGGCCGCCGCTACTGGCCAGATTGAAATGGATCCAGTAGTCGGTGCCGTAGCCGTACGGCTCGCTGGCCAAGGTCGAGCCCGGCGATCCACCCATGTACATGGCGCAGCGCGCATAGCGATTATCGAAGAAGCCGCCGGTTTCCTCATACATCGATCCGTCCGACGGGACGAACGAGCTCATCTCGCCGCCGGCCCAATAGATGGTCATCAGAGCATGCTCCCCAGGAAGGTCCACGACAGGTTGGCCAGGCCTTCGACGGTGATCCCCGGCGCCTGGATGATCAGGACGTCGCCGATCGCGCAACTGACCGGCAGGCCGCCGGTGGTGGTGAACGAGAATGCGCCGGCGGTCGAGACGCTCATGGTCCCGATCTGATTCGACAGCGAGTTCTGGAAGATCGCCGCAGTGAAGGTGCTGACCGGATCGTTGAGCGTGAATCCGACGCTGCCGGCGAAGTCCGCCGCGAAGGTGCACGCCGCCGCGATCGAGTGCATGCCCATGATCTCGCTGGCCAGCGCCGGCGTGCCGCCAAGGAATTCGAAGGCCGCGGCATAGACGCCCAGCGGCCACTCGTCGGCCTCGATGTAGAGGGTGCCGACGCCGAGCCGGTCCAGCACGAAGGCGTCCGTCGGCTCCAGGGCGAAGGTCTCGGGATAATCCCTGAAGCGGGGCAGCGCGGCCTCCTAGGTGGCGGTGGGCGCGTAGACCGGCCCGGTGATGAAGGTCACGTCGTCCTCTAGCACGTTCGGGCCCTCTGGTGTCGGCGTCTCCACCAGCTGCTGAGGGCTGAGGCCGCCCGGGAAGGTCGGTTGGCCGGCCGGCGACGTCCAGTATTGTCCGTCCGTCGCCGCAATGCCGCCCACCACCGGATAGAGGCAGGTATCGTCCTGGAGCCGGTCCGGGTTGTCCTGCGGCGGGCGGGCGTCGGGGAACGGCAGCCCCTCGGGATAGACGTCCGGCGGCTCCATCTGCGGCGGCCGCGGGTCGAGGCACTTGGCGTCGACCTTTAGGCCAGTCCACTCGGTAAGCATGGCCGATCGGCGGTGACGCTGCGAACACCGGTCGCAGATGAAATAGGCGTTTCCCGGCCGGTAGGCGTCATAGCCCGGATAGGAGCGCCGCATGGGTCACCGCCCGCCTTACAGACCCGGATTGGCGTAGCACGACCGCCAGTCGCCCACGGTGGCGACGAAGCGCGCCGTCGACTTGGCCTTGGCGTTTTCCGTGTCGAAGTCCCTGTCCTTCTCCAGCTCCGGATCGCGGCGCCAGATCGAGACCATGCCCTTGTTCTTCTGCACCGAGGTCTGCAGGAACCACGCCTGGGTGGTCTCGACGCCCAGATAGGGGTTGGTCACGACGCCTTCCGGGATCAGGCCCATTTGCTTGATCGCATTGATGTCGTTGTTGGCGGTCGAGGTGCGCAGTTGGCTTTCCAGGACGCGGGTGGCGTTGAACATATCGGCGGCGGACACGATCAGCCGGCGCGGCCGCAGGTTGATCTGCAGCCCGCGGGAGTTCTGCGCGAGGTAGATGCGCTTGATCATGTCTTCCAGCGACGCCTCGCTGAAGTCGGCCGACGTGGTGCCGAGGTTCGACTGCGAGCCGCTCTTGGTCGGGTGGCTGGCCGAAAACAGCGGTTGACCGTCGCCGTAGAGGTAGGAGCCGCTGAAGCCGTTCACGAAGATGTTGGCGTGGTTCAATTCGATCGTCGTGTGGATCGAGAACGCCAGGCTCTCCGCCCGCGGCAGGCTGACCTCGGTGTAGAGGTTGTCTTCCTGCTCTTCGCGGGTGACCTGGTAGCCGAGACCAATGACAGAGGGCGTGGCCAGCGTCGCATAGCCCTCGCCGTCGGTGTCGTAGGTGATCGGCGCCGATTCGGTCTTGCTCCGGGCCAGGCCGAAGCCGGTGGCTTCGATCAGGCGCTCGGTGGCGAATTCACCATCCAACCGGTCGAAGATCTCGTTCCAGATGTCGGGGAATTCGTCGTAGTTGAGACCGAACCATTCCAGCACGCCGGGCCACAGCGCGTCCGGGTGCGATGAGCGGGTGATAACAGCGGCCATGTCGGGCGCTCCTTAAGGGCGAAGGGCGGTGCGGACG